GCCCCATTGTAAATCTTTTGCAAAATAGGACCTTGTGCGATCAGCGGACTGTTAGAATCGGTCGGGGCTCTAACACTGTATTTTGGTCTTGCCAACTATCGCACAAGTTGGACTTTAACGTTGTTCATCGTCGGGTGCAGTCATCAGACTACTAACTCTTTGTTTTCCTTCTTCTACCTTCTGTATGTCTGGTATATCAGCCTTCATCACATCATTTTCAAGACCTACAGACGCAGTCGAAGTATCACCAGCAGTTTTATCTGCGTAATCACACATACACGACCCAAAACTCGTTTTCACTCTGAGTAAAAACCTCCTCACGCAAGTAGCAAGGGTGCGGCACCAGCTCCGAGAGAAAGAATTCCCCCTTCGATAGAGCCAGTGATTGATCCGCCAAAGGAAGCTAAGTCTCGGTAGACATCGCCCGCTTTGTTGGCCCAAGAGGCTACTTGATTCCGGTGTTTCCAAGCCCAACCCGACGCAGAAGCAACCCAGCTAGCAGCAGTGTTCCAGACATCCTTAAAGTGATGTCCGCCACTCTGAGTTAAATCAGTGTGGACTGCTGGTAAATGGCCTTGGCTTCTGGGATGTGGGATGTCAGCGAAAACACCAGCATGAGTGTTATCCACAGAGCTAGTGATGAGAAATTGGCTCTGGCTAACGACATCTTCGATGAAACCTTGTTGACCATCTGTTTCCAGAATGGCCGCAAACCGAGCAATGACAACCTTGGGGCTGTCAAACGCGATCTCAAGGGTCACCATGCCGTTGCCTTCGAACTCAAGCATCTGACGACGGTTGAGTTTATAGGTGATAGAACCATATCCACGGTTGCGCTCGATGCGTTCATCGACCCCAACCACTTCATTAGTCGTCCCACCGAGAGCCTTGTCAGTCTGTTTATATGTCGCAAAGCCTCCAATGTCAGCAGCAGCAGAACCGTCTTCAAAAGCGATACCTGCAGCAACTAATCTGGTGCCATACTCAGAATCAGCAATGTAATTGCCGAGCATAGTGGTACCATTATACCATTTGAACTCCATGCGATAATCTCCAGTTGACTCATCACCAATTTTCGCGAATACGAGCAGCATTTTAGTGACCGCAGAAGTCACCTCCCGGCCAATCTTGCAGCAGTGCGCTGGCAAGAATGAATCGGGAATTGGGACCGCTGGTGCGGCAAAAGGGTTAGTCAAGGCGGCAATATACCGCGCCTGAGCTGCGTGACCCATGTTGATAAAATCAACGTTCTTTGGGGAGGATAAAGCGGCCCCCCCGTTCCTAGCATTGTTCTTCGTCTTCATGTTACTCATAACACAAGAGCGACAGATACTGGACAGCCGCAAACACATCTTCTCTAACTAGGTGTTCAAATTCCCGTACAACCATGGGATTGAGGTTAAAAGCTCTACAATAACTCAAGAACGCCCTTTTCGTGTAAGTACCTGGAACAACAGGCACCTTCACAAGGCCTTCTTGCCTCATCCAGTAAGCTAAACCACTCTTCAACTCACCCTCCAACCGCTCCTTTCCGCGGGAGCTAAGTGCGTTGTAAAACACACCAATCAGTGGGCAGTCTGCATAAAGAGATAATCCGCACATTCCGACATCACGTAAGTAATTATCATAGTGTGCTACGCCTCTAGACGAGATGGCAATCATGTCTTTGAACACGCTCGTCGGTTTCCTGACCATCATCCACCCGCTGTCGAGATGGACAGGTTTCATTTGACAGAATTCAATGTGCTCAACGGCGTAGACAGGGTCTTCAGCGACCATGTTGAATCCATAAGCCACAAAGAAAAGATCAAAACCCTTGAGAAAAGCCTCAAGGTGGTCACTT